TAAGGAAAACAAAGTAGAAGGTGTTAACTACGAGTTGAATGCTCCAGATGTTGTAGCATCTATCATCTTCGCCCCATCTGTTATCGCTCCAGTTTTGCTGACAGCTTACGATGTATGGGAGCCTGTTTCATATATAGAACCCTCTAAGTAACTAACCATCCTCTATGAGGACATAAAATAAATTGATATGAAAAAGTACATTGGAACAAAAGTTGTGAATGCCACCCCAGCGTGGCGAGTTGATGGCAAAGTGTATCTCAAAGATGAAGCTGTGCCAAAATCTATGAATCGTGAAGACGGTTACAAGGTAGTCTATGAGGGCGGATATGAAAGCTGGTCTCCTAAGGACGTGTTTGAGAAAGCCTATCGTGAAGTAGGCTCTGTTAACTTCGGTGGAGCTATTGACTTGCTGAAGGCTGGTCTTGCGGTAAGACGTAAGGGATGGAATGGTAAGGGCCTGTTTATCGTTAAGCAGGTTCCTTCACACATTGAAGGTGACATCATTCCTAATATGCAGTCACTCCCTCAGTCTGCTAAGAGTATCTTGATGAGTCGTGAGAATCCTCACATTGACTACACCAATCAGATGCTTATCATCAACCCTGATGGAAGAGCAGATTCTTGGGTTCCTTCTTCTAGTGATGTATTTGCGGAAGATTGGGAAGTTGTAACAGATTAACTAACCACCCTCTCCTGTAAAAGGGAGAGGGTAAAAAGAAAATAATATGGCAGAGATTATTTACTTTGGAACAAATGGGTGTTCTGGGCATTTTCCTATTGGTATTGATAAAACGCTAAATGGGGACGAATATGGGATGTGGTGTGAATGTGATAATGACGCTTGGATAAATAATATCCGAAAAAATCCTGGGCGGCATCTTATCAAACATCACGGCGAGGTTTATACAAATTATGGTGTTCCATATTCTGTAGATGAAGACAGAGTTGGAGATCATACCGAACTATTTTGGAAAGGCATTCATTCGGAAGAAGAAATTGTCAACTTGATAAAGAATAATTCATTTTTATCAAAGCAGTTTAATCTAAAATAATATAGTTATGGCATGGGTATCAGTAGATTATATAGGAGAATGGATATTCAACTGCAAGCCTGATATGTGGGCTGGTGATTGTATCGAACATAATTAT